AGATTCATTTAACAGGAGGTGAACGACTGATAAATCTGGATATTTATAATATTATTTCTTATTTACATAATTGCAAATTCATTATTAAAATGCAGAGTAACGGCATTCTAATTGATGATGTGGTCGCATCTAAACTTAAAAATTGCGGATTGTCTCAAATATTGATTAGTATTGATGGTCAGAAAACCTATCATAATGAATTACGAGGATTTAATAATTCTTTTGGTTTTTCAGTATCAAGCACCCAGGTTACATGATCTTTTGTTCCTGGAATATAATGTTCCAAATGAAGCATTGTTGTTCCGTTTCCTTTATCTTTTTTAAGAACAGGAACAATTGTAGCAATTGTTTCGCCTTCTTTTACTTTATATCCAATTTTTAAATGAGGAAGTGGCAATAACTCACAATAACCAATAGCTCCAGAAGCTCCCTCAATCATTATTGAAAAAGTTTCATTCCACCAAGGAGATTTTGGATTTGCATTGGGTCCGGTAAAAATTTCAATATTTGTTATAATTCCATCTTCAATTGCAAATATTTTTTCATCATTCTGGCAATATAAATCTATACCGCTGTGGTGGTAAAAAGATCTTCGATATCCAAAATCGCCAACAGCCCCAATTTGGGGTATTTTAAAACCTAGTAAAGGATAGTGCATATGACCTCAAAAATAAATAAAAATGAACACAAAGTAATATGTGAAAAATATAGATCTGGGATGACTTGTACGGAAATAGCTAAAGAATATTCTGTATCATATGGTCCAATATTAAAAATATTGCATGCTAATAATGAACCAGTTTCATATAGAAAAAGCAATAAAGAGCCACAAAATAGATTTAATCATGAATTCTTTTTTAAGAAGAATGAAAAATTAGCATATTTCATGGGGTTTGCTCTTGCTGATGGGTGTTTAAAAAACAACCCAAAAAGATATTCATATTTATTAAAATTTTCCATTGCAGAGAAAGATATGAACATATTATATATGTTTTGTGATTGGACTGGATTTGATCCAAATAAAATAACAAAAAGCAATAGTAAAATACGAAAATCAATAAACAAAACATATATATGTAAGCCAATTTACAACCTAATTTATACTGAAAAAAAAGTATTTACACAAGATTTCTCAGAATGGGGGTTGGTACCAAATAAAACATATGTTGGTGCAGTACCAACCATTACAGATAAAAATATTGTTATTCCATTTTTACTTGGATTAATTGATGGAGATGGTTGTTTAACATTTACTGCAAAACGAAAACAATTTGGATTAGTTTCAAATAAAAATATAATAATATGGTGTGAACAAACTTTAAAAAAACTTGGTTATAATGGAACCTATCAATTAATAATGCCAGAAAATAAATGTTATGGCAGATTTCTAATCAATAGAAAAGATGATATTATCAAATTTGGAAATATTTTAAATATAAAAAATTATCCATTTATAATGGAAAGAAAATGGGCAGACCTAAAATCTAATCTTTAGATCAACTGAACCTTCATCTGGAATTGATGGTTGTTTATTTTTTAAAGGATATTTCATTTTTACCAAAATACTATTAATTTAACTCGTTTTAAGAATTCTTCATTTGAAGATACATAAATAAATTTCCCATTTAAATACCAATAATTACCAACAATACTTTCAATTGCAGGTCCATCTTCTCTGTGAAGTTTACCATTCAGATACCACTCTTTATAACTATTAACTATCTCAATAGCAGGTCCATCCTCTCGATGGAGCTTACCATTTACATACCAATATTTATTGCCATTTACATACTCAATAGCAGGTCCATCTTCTCTATGAAGTTTACCATTCAGATACCACTCTTTGTGACCATTCTTGTGTTCAATAGCAGGTCCATCTTCTCGATGAAGTTGGTCATTTATATACCACTCTGTGAGACCATCAGAATACTCAATGGCAGGTCCATCTTTTCGATGAAGTATGTCGTTTACATACCAATATTTATTACCATTATTTATTATTGGATTGTCCGGCATAATTTATCCCAAATAAAATTCAGTAGATTTATTTGCTCCAGTAACTAATCTTTCAAAGGTTTTATTTTCTAAACATCTTTTAGATCTATTTGTTCTAAGCGATTCAATTGCAAAAAAAGAAGAATATCCAAGAACTCTTAATGATAGAGCGGCTACTAATGCACTTCTATTTAAACCAGCATAACAAGTTACTAATACTTTTCCACCAGCTTTATGGGCTTCTGCAACTAATTTGGCAGTAACAAATACTAATGCCATAGTACTATTACTCATTATATTATCAATATCTTCAAATGGACAATGAATAACATTAACATTTGGAAAATCATATACTGGCAATTGATAATCAGGAGAACATAATACTACGTGAGTATAACCATTTTTATGTAAAAATTCGCCTTTTGGCGGTTTTGATCCAACCCAAAGACCAGGAATTATTTCATTTGCATCTAAATCATTAAGTAATATCATATATTTTTATTTTTAATAACTGATCTGCAAAAATCAATTAATTGATCATCAGTGAAATTGTTTCTAGCGTAATTCGCTATTACTGCAATAAATCTAACATTTCCTTCAACATATCCTTTTGAATTATCTATGCGATCAAGAGATGCATTTGCTGGGTTTGGCTTATCCCACATATTTTTAGTATTATTTGGTAATATTAAATTCCAACCAGTAAATGGACATATACCATTTTGTGAATCCCAAAGATTTTTTAAATATTCAACAGTGATATTACATCCATAATTTTTTGTTTTATTTCTATAATTACCTTTTAATACGTAATATCTGAATGGAGTATATTCGTCTCTTTTATTATTTGGTATAAGAAATTGTGGATAACCTTTACTTGGAAAATCAATATTTCTTTGAGAAGAAACGCATGATAAATTACAGTAAAATCTATTTTTATTAGCTTTTATTTGTCTATTATATTCTCTTAAATCTTTGTCAAAATAATTTTTACAATAATGACATTGTAATTTGATTGTTTTCATACTTACATATATACCACCTCTTGTGGAGGTGATAGAAAATTTTGGTGGAGATGGGCGAAATCGAATCGCCGTCCGCAATTTGTCCTCATCAAAATTCATTCACAGATATATTCAATTATTTTCTGAAACTGACATCAGTGAAAGATATTAACTCTTTCGGGCTAGTTACTGTTTATTTCGCTATTATTCTCGTAACCAAAATAATAACTATCTTTAGTGATTTTAATACTTCTTTGATTACTCAAGATACCTTATCAAAGAAATATCCAATTAAGCTGCTTGAGCAACTGGAGCAAATGCATTGTCGTTAGCATTTATACGTCGATCACTTTTTGCAAGGCTGTAATCATCCTTGATCTGCATTTTAACAATTCTAAACCACGTCGAAACCTGAGCATCCCCAAGTTTATTAATTCTTTACTCCTTTAGAGTTCTTCATTTTAGTCTTTAACATTATTTTACCAAGAAAATCTGATTGGCAACCAAGCCACCTTTATCATGAACAATCTTGCTAGTTATAATTTTAACTTCTTTTTGTTTTATTTTATCAAAACTCCATAAAACACTAAAGCTATGAACATCGATAATTGATTTGCCATATTTGCATTTTTCAACAGTTTTTCTAACTATTTTACCTTCAAGCAATTTGGCATCAAATACGACATAATAAGATGGATGAGTTATTATTCCTGCGCCTTGCACAGCCTTAACCTTATCTCCCTTATTGATTTTATTCCAATCAGTTTGGGCAACTGAAATTAATCCATCAAATTCTTTTTTGATTAAATCGGCGCGAACTTGTTGTTCTGGAGTTAATGAAACTGATTTTCCTGACGGCTTCATATAATAAATTACCTAATAAAAAGTGTTGGAGCTAGCAATGAGAATCAAACTCATGTGTCTGCGTTACGAGGGCAGCGTAATATCACTATACGATACTAGCATATGATGGTTTATAGCTTCCCACCAAGATACTTGGTGGACTGATCAACTTCACCATCAAACTGCGATCAGACTCTGGAGCCCTATTCAGGAATCAAACCTGAGCCTCATTCGTACCAAGAACGTGTACTATCACTATACTAAAAGGGCTTAATGTCCGTCTTAAATCACGAGGATGGACTTCCCCGAACAATCTCGGATACGATTGGTTACGTACCACCTGTCAAGTTTTTAATTGGAGCCCGCAGTCGGACTTGAACCGACAATCTACGCGTTACAAATGCGTTGCGTTGCCATTATGCTATACGGGCATAATATTTATATATCTGATTATTAGTAACTTTTTCCAGATTTATATCTTTCTCTTCTTTTTGATCTGACATTTCTTTTATTTTTGATTTATAGGTTGGCGTTAAAGCATACCACTACAGTTAGTTTAAACATTTTTTTTTGAATGTCAACCGGGTTTAATTTTTTAAATTACCTGGGCAAATGTTTTATATTTCCAATTGTTATATGAAATTTATGTTTTCCATCTGGAGATTTAGTTAAAATACTGGTGCTTTCTAAACCTAATTCTACACGAATATCTTCTAATTCTTTAGAGAATACATTTAACCAAAAATAAACTTCATCACTATAAATAATATTTTCATAATTAAATGAAATTAATTTTCCTTGATATTTATTCCAATTTTGGATATTGATTAGATTTTCTTTGCGAACTACAGAAATATGAGCCGAATATTTTTGCGGCGCCACACAATAATACTTCGGAATTAGAAAACGATAATAACGAGAAGTTTCCTCGTCAACTTCCACAACCAATTTATAAGGATTGTCTGAATATTTTAAAATGCCAGTTGAATTAAAGAACATTAGAACTCAAATGCCATCCATTGCAAGTTTCACATTTATATACTTTTAAATGATTTGGTTTATCTGATAAAAGAATTGCTGTTTCTGCATCTCGTTTAGTATTGTATCTTATTTTATTTGGAAACTCAAAACATTTCTTTTTCATAGTTAAAAACTATCATGTCTAAAAATATCAGCGCCATTCTTAAAAATATTACTAAGGAATGATTGGTCTTTTGTAAAGATTGGTAAATTAGGATTAACAAACCATTTATTCTTCATTATACCATTTACAACTTTAGGTATCTTATAACATGCCGCTCCACGTCTATATTCATCTGGATATTCATTAAAATCTATATTACATTCTTGATTTAATAATTCAACTTTTTCATCAACACTTAATCCTGCCAACATTTCTTTAATAGTTGGTTTATCATATTTTTTTAATAATTCATAAAAACATGCAAATTGAATTGATGTTTGAAAATTTTGTTGTTGTTTATAAACAAATGAATTAATTGCTTCTGCAATATTTGGTACAGCATAAACATTTGTAATAAATATTGGCTCACCAAGTAAATTAAGATTTATTTTGTCTGCACACATATTAAAGTGCATGGTTGCAATTGAAGAGACTGCAGAGCATATTTTTTGAATTTTATTATCATACCATGGATTAGTATCTATATTTTGATCATTTCTAATTGCAATAGTAATTTCATCGCTATGCTGATAAGCAAATACGCATCCATCAATGTCAGTACATAACTTTAACATTGTAGAAAACATACATTCTGCAAATTTTGGACAATATGGCTTATCTAAAAGAGAAGTATTTTTAGAAAAAGAACGACCATTAGTACTTATTATAAGAGGTACTTTTGGTAGTAATTTTATATTTGTTGATTCTATATAAGAATCAATTCTGTCTTTAAGAGAAGTTGCCATGCATATAATATAACGCTTATTTAATTTGCGTTAAGGCTTGTAAAATTAAAGTTTTTAAATTACCACCAATTTTAGAACTTAATTGACCATCTAAATTTGAAGATGATAAATTTGTTAATGGTTGACTTGTTGATAATAATTTTACCCTATTAGCAATTTCATCTTCTGATAATTGCTCTTTAAAATCTACACCTAAATTAGTCATTAAATTATGATATAATAATTTGCAGAAAAGCATTATATTTTTAAGATCAACTGATGATTCAGATGAAACATCAAAGTTAAAATTAACGCTTTTCATCCATTCAAGATCTTTTTTGCCAGAGCTTAAATAATATAATGCATTATTTAATAAATCACCAACCTTATTTAAAAGAACTGTATTTTTAGCAGTTAAACCTAAAGTTGTTGTAGGATATTTAGTTGAAATATTAAAACTTCTAGGGGATCCAGAAACAGATTTAGTTTCTTGCGCTAATTTATTTAAAATTTTTATTCTATGATTTCTATTCATGATTTAACTATAAACATAATATCATCCCAGCGATTATTAATATGTCTTAAATCAACTGTTTGACCTTTAGATTTTAAATGTTCTGGTAATGCGTTACGAATTGAATTTGTCCAATCTAATACTGGAATATCTTCTATTACCATAATTCCATTTGGAGCAAGTAATGATGAATAATGAGCAGCAAAACACCG